GTAATATGACAACCTCGCTAAAAGAACACTTAACATTTAGTCAAGCTAATATCACTACAGAGTCAGTAGACGAAGCTAGTGGTAAAAGCCTCTACATGAAAGGTATTTTTATTGAAGGCGATGTTAGAAACCAGAATAACCGTATCTACACCAAAGAAGAAATTCATAATGCTGTAAAAGCCATTAATGAAAAAATTAAAGGTGGGTATAGTGTATTAGGCGAAGCTGATCACCCAGATGACCTAAATATCAATTTGGATCGTGTAAGTCACATGATCACTGAAATGGATACAGACGGTGCAAATGGGATCGGTAAGCTAAAAATCTTGCCAACTCCAATGGGTAATATTTGTAAAACTTTATTGGAAAGTGGTGTAAAATTAGGCGTGTCAAGCCGAGGCAGTGGCAATGTTAACGAGAACGGCATAGTAAAAGATTTTGAAATCATTACTGTTGATATCGTTGCAAATCCAAGTGCTCCTGATGCTTATCCTGATCCAATCTATGAAAGAATTATGAATCATAGACGGGGTAATGTGTTGATGGATGTCGCTGATGCAACTAGACACGACAAAGAAGCACAACGTTATCTCCAGGAAGAGGTGACAAACTTTATTAAAAACCTGAGATATAGGAGAGATTAATATGGCTCATGCAATGGATGAACTATTAAACTCAAGTACGCTCTCCGAAGAGGTTAGATCTTCGATTTCTGAGGCTTGGGACACACAGTTAAGTGAAGCACGTGATACAATCACAGCAGAACTTAGAGAAGAATTTGCACAGCGTTATGAAAATGACAAAGAGCAAATGGTCGAAGCCATGGATAAGATGATTGGTGACGTTATTGGAAAAGAACTCGAAGAGTTCAAGCAAGATAAAGCACAAGTCGCAGAAGATCGTGTAGCTTATCGCAAGCACATGAAAGAACATGCAGGTGTTCTTGATAAGTTTGTGATGGAAACACTTGCGAAGGAAATTCAAGAACTTCGTAATGATCGGAATGCTCAAGACGCAAACATGACCAAGTTGGAAGGTTTCGTCATGGAGCAACTAACCAAAGAGCTCAATGAGTTTCATGAAGACAAACGCTCACTAGTTGAAGCAAAAGTCAAAATGATCAAAGAAGGCAAAGAAGTCATTAATCAAACTAAAGCAGACTTTATTAAAACAGCCGCTAAGAAAGTAGAAGGAATTATGGAAAATACTATCCGTAATGAACTGCATACTTTACGTGAAGATATTCAAACAGCTAAAGAAAATAACTTTGGACGTAAGATATTTGAAACATATGCCGCTGAGTTTATGTCAAGCTATCTCAATGAAGGAACAGAAGTTGCTAAGTTGAACAAGATAGTGGAAGGTCTACAAAGTGAGATTGAAAACAAAGACAAAGCCATTGCTGAAAAGGAAGTGGTAATAGCAGAGAGTGCCAAAGAGGCAAGAATTGCTAAAGACACAGCAGAAAGAAAGCAAATTATGCAAGAAATGATGCAACCTTTAAGCAAAGATCACAAAGAAATTATGGGTGCATTGCTTGAAAGTGTAAAAACAGACAAGCTACAGAATGCATTCAACAAGTATCTACCTTCAGTATTGAAGGAAGACGCTAAAAAACCAGAAAAGAAGGTACTTAGTGAATCTTCAACCGAAGTCACTGGAAACAAGCAAGAAGCTACAGCATCAGCTGACAGCAAGACAGCTGATATTGTTTACCTTCAAAAATTAGCCGGTATAAGTTAAGGAGACCGAAAATGGCAGACAATTTAATGGAAAATTGGAGCGAAACTAAAACCGCTCTTACTGACGGTCTTACTGGAACGAAAAAACAAGTAATGGAATCAGTTCTTGAAAACACAAAGACATACCTCTCAGAGGCCGCGTCTGGTGGTGCAACTCAAGCTGGCAACATTGCTACCCTTAACAAGGTAATTCTTCCAGTGATTAGACGTGTCATGCCAACAGTTATCGCCAACGAAATCGTTGGTGTACAGCCTATGACAGGCCCTGTTGGTCAAATTCACACTCTTAGAGTGCGTTATGCAGAAACTTTTGATTCAGCTGTAGCTGGTGATGAGGCATTAAGCCCATTCCAAATCGCAACTGGATATTCAGGTAATGCAACAACTAATAGAGCAGATGCTACATCAGTACTTGAAGGTACAGGTGGTAAGAAAATGTCAATCCAAGTATTGAAGCAAACAGTCGAAGCAAAAACCAGAAAGCTATCAGCTCGCTGGACTTTTGAAGCGGCTCAAGATGCACAGTCAATGCATGGCTTAGACGTTGAAGCAGAAATCATGCAGGCACTAGCCCAAGAGATTACTGCTGAAATCGATCAAGAGATCATTGCTAGCTTAACATCACTTGCTGGTGCGGCGGCTGATACATACGCACAAGGTAGCGTATCAGGTACTGCAACATTCGTAGGTGACGAGCATGCCGCTCTAGCAGTTCTTATCAACAAGAACGCAAACACTATCGCCGCAAGAACAAGACGTGGCGCTGGTAACTGGGCAGTAGTTAGCCCAACAGTACTAACAGTACTACAAAGTGCTACAACTTCAGCTTTCGCAAGAAGCACAGAAGGCGCTTTTGAAGCACCAACAAATACTAAATTTGTAGGTACTTTAAATGGCACAATGAGAATTTATGTCAACCAGTATGCCGCAGACGATGATGTACTTGTTGGTTATAAAGGTGCAACAGAAACAGACGCCGCGGCGTTCTATTGCCCATACATTCCGTTGATGTCAAGCGGTACAGTACTTGACCCACAAACATTTGAGCCAGTAGTTAGCTTTATGACCAGATATGGTTATGTAGAGCTTTCAAACCAGGCTAGCTCACTTGGTAACGCGGCTGATTACCTCAGCAAAATCGCAGTTACAACTGGTCAACTTGCATTTACCTAATAGGTATTTTCAAAGAAACGAAACAGGGCCTTTATGGCCCTGTTTTTGTTTGTAGATTTCTAATAAATATGTTTAATAGGAGACAGGTAGATGGCAACGAAATTTAAACAAAATATGGAAGTCACTGGTCGTGTAACAGCAGTTCAATTTGAAGGTGATGGTAGTCTGCTTACAGGTATAAGTGGAGGTAACTTCGCTGGAGATATTACTGAAGTCATAGCTGGCACAGGTTTAACTGGAGGTGGAACACAAGGATCAGTAACTTTAAATGTTGATGTAGGTACAGGTGCAAACGATATTGTACAATTAGATGGTAGTGGTAGATTACCAGCAATAGATGGTTCACAACTTATTAACCTTCCGGGTGGTGGAGGTGGAGGTAGTTCACTAGACATTCAAGATGAAGGATCAGCTTTAGCAACAGCGGCAACAACACTAAACTTTGTTGGTGCAGGCGTTACAGCAAGTGGTACCGGTGCTACTAAAACAATTACAATTAACGGCGGAAGCGGATATGGAGACACTGACGTAGATACACATTTGAATCAAAGTAATCCTACTGCTGGTTACGTTTTGACTTGGAATGGAAGTGATTATGCTTGGACAGCCAACGGTACAGGCTCTGGTATTGGAGACATAGTAGATGATACAACACCACAACTAGGTGGACCTTTAGACCTTAACGGGCATGATCTGATTACTGGACAGAATAGAATTACATTTGCCGCATCAGGTGGCTCTGCTGTAAGTATGTTGGACTTTACTAATGTACAATTTGGACAAAACAACAACACAGTATTAAGCAGTGTAAAAAGTATTAACTTCTTTTTAGATAGTAATGGCGGTGATGCCGGACAAGCATTTAGAATCTTCAACAATGTTGATCCAGATAACTTGGGTTCTACTGTAGCATCAGATGCCGTATTTCAAGTAGAAGAAGATGGTGATGTTATTATCAAAGGCACACTAACTAGCACACAAGCAGGCGCTCCTATTATAACAAGTGCAAGTTCATTAACACTTCAGGCAACAGATAGAACTGTTATAGCTAACACTCCTATTAAGCTAGCCAGTTTTACAACAACCAACAGAGATTTGTTGTCAGCCGCAGATGGTGATATGATTTATAATAGCACAACAAACAAATTCCAAGGCTTTGCAAATGGCACTTGGGTAGATTTACATTAAGGATAGACAATGGCAGAATTTCATTATCAGTTAGGTACATTTACAAAAGAACAGTATGACGCACTAGATGTTAGTTTGCGTGATCCTGATGATCCAACATATGTTGCCAGAGAAGTAGAACAAACTGATGACATATTACACAGTGAAACAAGAGGTGTATTTTGGTTAAGTGAGGAAGAAGCGGCAGAACTAGAAAAAGACCCACAAATTAAATTTATTCACAAAGATCCTGATAGAAATCCAGACGAGTATCCGCAACCTCCTGAAGATGAATTAAGTTGGGCGATTACAGACACATATAGATACAATGAACCAGTAAAGCATCATCCTAGATATCTTTCCACTGCTGACTTTCCATCAAGTCCAACGACTGCTGATTTGCGTAGATGTGGTTATCAACTGTTAAGAACAACAAGAGAAAACGGTCCAAAAACAAAAAGTGCTATTTGGGCAAGCGAATCTACAGTAGCAAGTGCTAATATTAAAAAATATGGGACAGGCAAAGATGTTGATATTGTTTGTATGGACAACGGTACATGGATTGGACACATTGAATTTATAAACAATAGACCAGCTAGCGAATCACCTACTGATTATATAGGCGGTAATGTTTTACCAGGCGATGGCATCTGTGATGTATTATCTCTTGTACATGACGCACCTTACTATATTGATCCTGATTGGTTCAATGCCGCACCTGGTAGTAGATTAGAAACTAGATGGGATGGTACTACAGTGCCAACCGAGCAAGCCGCTTTTGATTGGTGGGGTAGCGTAAGCAATAGAAGTGTTGGATTCCAAAGTTTTGGAACCGTAACAATTCCAACAAGTTACACAAGACTTAGAGCACATGGTGATTACAATACCAATCCATACAGTGGTACACACGGTTCACAATGTGGTAGTCAAATTTATGGCAGAACACACGGCTGGGCATACAATGCCAACAAATGGATGATTGATGGTTACAGTGGATACGGATTAGGATTAACACTTGTTTGGGACGTTCAAAAAATATTCCATCAAGCAAAGCCTGTTAATCCAAAATATGGCACAAAAGATCCAACAATGAGTTCTAACAGTTGGGGTTATAGAGCAGTGCCAACTAGTAGTGCTTATGCATTTCACAGAACTGGAGCCGCAATACAGTATACCAGTGATAGCAATAAACCACAGTTTATGCGTTATGTCGGAGATGTTGGAGACTACAGTAGAATGAAAAGTGAATTTAGAGATAGCAGTATTGTTACCAGTGCAAAAGAAATGGTAGATGCTGGTGTAATCACAGTAGTCGCGGCAGGTAATAGTACTCAAAAACAAACAAAATGGGATCATCCAGATTATGATAACTATTGGCATACCAGCAGTACAGGACATTTTGGAGATAGTATCAATGTTCAACAGTTTGGATACAATGTTATGCCAACGACCAATAGACCAGGTTTCCCACAACATGCTGGAGCAGACTGGGGAGATCCACAGACATATAACATCACAGTGACTAATAGTGGATCGAGTGCTTATGTATTAAATGGCACAGATAGAAACGGAGTAGTAAGCGGAAACAATGCAACTGTAACAATAAACAGAGGCGATACAGTGATTTTCGATGTCAATGCTTCAGGACATCCTTTTCTACTAAAAACCACACAAACTACAGGTACATCAGATCAAGTGCAATATCCGTTAGCACCTGGACAAACTGTGCAAGTAGGTAGTCTTACTTGGAGTCCCAATCAACGTACTCCTTCAACTACAGGTGGTGATGGAACTTTTTATTACGTTTGTCAATATCACAGTGGAATGCAAGGAACTGTAATTGTACAGCCAGGCAATAGAACTAATCCAACAATTAATGTTGGTGCATTAGATGATCAGTATGCAACAGGAAATAAAGAACGTAAAGTTAATTACAGTGACATGGGAAATGCAATTGATTTATTTTCGCCTGCTGATGGTAGTCTAGCCGCATATATAGGAACCACTACATCTGGAGTTCCAAGATATGATAGTACATATCTAAGTAAGTCAGGTAATACTAGTTGGAGTGATGGTAGTTCAGGTTCTCCTCTTACTAGTAGAGATGTGAGATTTAGTGGAACCAGTAGTGCATGTCCTATTGCTTGCGGATTAATTGCAACAATATTAGAATTCAATAGAAATTGGACAGAAGCAGATATCAAAACATGGCTTGCAACACTACAAAACCAAGACACTACAAATGATTTTTATGATATAGCTGAAGAGACTACAGCAAACGGTAATGGACATGCAGATCTTAATGGCTTACAAGGAGCAACTGCTAGAGTTATATATCAAGGCGGTACATACAGTCATTCAACAAAAGAAATCACTGCTAAAGATGTTGATTTTGGCAATGGAGTAAATATTACCGGTTCCTTTGGAATGACAAGAGATTGACAAATCTAAGAAGTGTGCTAGTATTAAAACATGACTAATCTTAAACAGCTTACATGGGAAGAACACAAGAATGCTGAACGTCAAGTGTTTGTAAAAGAACTAATGGGCGGAATCAGCAAAGCCAGATATGCTGACTTTTTACATGCATTGCATCCGCAATATCATTTGTTAGAAAGTTTTGCCAAGCTACATAATCTGTTAGATGTAGAGATTGCTCCAAACATTTATGCAGACTTTCATGAATTGTGTGAACAACTGGAAGATTTTACTCCTACGGAATATCCTGTAGTAAAAGAATATATGGATCATATTATGACAATAAAAGACGATCCACACAAACTTATGGCACACATATATGTACGTCACATGGGAGATTTAAGTGGTGGACAAATGATTGCAAAACGTGTTCCTGGTAGTACTAAGTTCTATCAATTTGACGAAGATGTTGATGTACTAAAAGACAAAATTCGCACAAGATTAGACGATAGTATGGCTGAAGAAGCTAAAATATGTTTTAACTTTGCCACAGAGCTTTTTAAACAAATGACGGTCTCAAACAACTAAATATATAAAACAGTTGTGAGAGACATGTATGGCATTAAATTTAGATCATCAACGAGATAGAATTACCACACAAAGTGGTACATTAAACATCAATACAAACGGTAGTATCAAAATACCAGTTGGTACTACTGCTCAACGACCTCAAGGTACAAATGCCGCAACAGGTCAAATACGTTTTAATTCACAACTCAATAGATTCGAAGGCTACACAGGAGCCGCATGGACACAACTTGGTGGCATCATTGATGCAGACCAGGATACTTTTATTGAAGTTGATAATCCGCTTGATAATGACACAATTAAATTTTTCACAGCAGGCACTGAACGTGTAAGCATTGATCAAACAGGTAAATTTACTGTTGAAGGTGATGCTGAAATCAAAGGCAATATTAGTATTGGTGGTAACATTACTATTGGTGATGCAGACACAGACAACATCAACATCAATGCAGAAATTAATAACAGTCTAATACCAAACGTAGACAATAATTTTAGCATAGGTAGTACTCTTAAAAAATGGAAAAATATTTTTATAGGCGGTACATTAGATGCTAGTAGCAGTACAGAATCTATAATACTACCACAAGGAACAGATGCAGAAAGACCAGGCACTGCACAAACTGGTATGTTGCGTTTCAGCACAACCAATAACAAAGCAGAAGTTTACGATGGTTCAGCTTGGGTAGAAGTAGGTACAACTCCTCCTGTAACTGAAGCATTTAAAAATATTGCTGTAAATGGTCAAAATACTATTATTGCAGATGTAGCCGAAGATACACTTACATTTGTAGCTGGTAGCGGTGTTACTCTCACAACTGACACTGCAACTGGTTCTTTAACAATAGATGCACCTGAACAAAACTTATTCAGTGCATTTAAAGTAAGTGGACAAGCTGATATTACAGCGAGTAGTACAACTGATGAAGTAACACTTGTTGGTGGCACTGGTATTCAAATCACAACCAATAGCACAACAAATGAAATCACTGTACAAACTGTAGGCGGTGGCGGCGGTACTGCACAGAACTTGTTTGATAAAATTGCTGTAAGCGGACAAAATACAATCATTGCAGACAATGTTGCAGACACACTTACATTGCAAGCTGGTAATGGTATAACAATTACAACAGATACTAACAATGATAGAGTAAGATTTGATGTAACTGGTGGTGGTACTAACTCATTCGAAAGTATTGCAGTAGCAGGTCAAAGTACAGTACAAGCAGATAGCAGTACTGATACACTTACACTGGTTGCAGGAACTGGCATTACCATTACAACAGATCCAACAACAGATGAAATTACTATTGCTGGAGCGGCACAATATGGCGACAGTGATGTAGATGCACATTTGAATCGATCAACTGCACAAGCTGGTGAAGTATTAAGTTGGAACGGTGGAGATTATGCATGGGTAGACAATGCAGGTTACACTGATAGTGATGTTGATGCACATTTAAATCTAAGCACAGCAACGACAGGACAGGCACTGGTTTATGACGGTACAGATTACAGTTGGGGTACTGTAGGTGGTGCAATTACTATACAAGATGAAGGCACAAGTTTATCTACAGCGGCTACTACAATTAATTTTGTTGGTCCTGGTGTTACAGCGACAGGTACAGGTGCAACCAAAACAATAACAATTACTGGTAGTGGCGGTGGAGGTACAGGTGATGCAATTATTGACCAAGATGCTGATACACATATAAAAGTAGAAACTTCAGCTGACGAAGATAAAATACGCTTTACTACAGCAGGTTCTCAAAGAGCCATGATAGACGCCAATGGCGACTTTATAATTGGTGATCCTAATACATCTACATTTTACAGATTGCCAACTACAAGAGGTACAAGCGGACAAGTACCTGTATTAGATGCAAATGGTAATGCAACATTCCAAACTATTGCACAAGGTAGTGGAACAGCATACTATCAAAACAATGCACCAACAGTAGGTGTAAATGCAGGTGACCTTTGGTTTGACACTGGCACAACTGCTGAACTTTATGTATACACAGGTGGCGAATGGGTATCTGTTGTTAGTGGCGCTGATACAGGTTTTATTCCTGTAAACTTTACAGCAGACGGAAACACAACTGTATTTGATCCTAATGTAGGTGACGGTACAGTAAGTATGGTGTTTTTAAACGGTGTGTTGATGCAGAACACAAACGATTACACTGAAACAGGCGGAATAATAACATTTGTAACAACACCACAAAACGGTGATCAAATTGACGTAATTGTTACTGGTGAGATTGTTGCTATAACACTTCCACAATTAGGATTATCAAATCATACTTTGATTAGTATTGATAACGCAGGTAACTTAGAAGCTACAAGTTTAGCGGCACAAAATATTGGACACAGAGAAATTCCTTTTGCTGATGCTAACGGAAAACTTATTAGTTCAATAGGTTTGTTGTATGATGGTAATAATTTAGTTGCACTAGGTACTGGTGCAATTCAAGGACCAACTGGTTCAACTGCCCAAAGACCAACTCCTGTACAAGGTCAATTTAGATACAATACTGATGATGACAAAATGGAGTACTATGACGGTACGAACACTGTATGGAAAAAACTTGCATCAGAAGGATCAGGATTTACTGAAGATGGTGACGGCGATACAAAGATAACTTTTGAAACTGGCACTACAGACAATGATGAAATAGATTTCTTTACAGCTGGTACACAGCGTATGAAAATAGCAAGCAACGGTAATTTTTCGTTTGGTGCTAGCTTAAACAAATTTACAATAGATTTTACAACAGGTGCTACTCAAA